CCAACCATCTTCCTCACGGTTTTCGTATTCTTGTGGGTCTGCTTCTTCAAAATCTTTTTTGTATATTTCGATTGCTTCTGAACTTGGGCCACTACTGCTGTCTATAAAGTCGTCTAACCATTCTTCATCTTCTCTAACTTCTTGGACTTTATCACTTACTAAGTCGTCCAAGTATTCGTCCTGTCCTTTATCATATAACCAATTTTGATAATCTTCGTATGCTTGATCTGGTAAATCACCATATTCGTATTCGATATCACTGATGCTCAAATCATCAACATTAGAAGAACTTGAACCGTCTACACCATAAAAAAATGTTTCTGCTTCAAAGCCACACTTTACTGGCATGTCTAAGGCTTCTGATGCAATTTCTTTTCTGTTAAAATTTATTTCAAAAAGTTTTGGTTCTGCTTCTTTTAATCGTTTTCTTGTTAATTTTTTAAGTTTACTTCCTATTTTTTTAATTTGAAGTTTTTTATTTTTACGTTTTGCTATTTTAGATAATTTAGATTCTTCTACATCTGAAACATCTACTTGAGTATTTTTATCTAAAACTTGTAATTTTTTATTTTTATCTTGTACTACTACACCGTCTTTTGCCGGTAAGTTGCCTACAGTAGAAACTACTTTTCCTAACTCATTTCCTTGTACATCTTTAACCGTAGTATTTTTCTTTATGGTTTTAATAGGTATAGGTTGACTTTGTGGAGTAATAGAATCTTTACTATCTGCTTTTGCATTTTGGCCAATAGATTGTTGGCCAGAGGGTGTAGGATTTCCAGAGCTTTTATAAGAATACTCTTTTAATAAATGTTCTAATGTTTTTACATCTTTGAACTTCATTTTAACGCCTATTTAATTTAGCGACTCTTTTACTTATTGTATTAAATCTTTTTGTTCGTCTTGCCTTTTTAGCCATTCTTGCGCCAAATCTAGATTTGGTTCTTTTTAAAGAAATTCTTTTTTTATAATCTATAGGTGCATTACATTGGCTGGGTTTAGAAACGACACGACCTTTTCGCCTACCAGCAGTACATCTGACAGCACGTTTAATTTTATTACCTACTTTACGCCAAACCATTCTGGCTTCATAGATAGGCTCTTCTGTAAATTCGTCTATTCTCATATTACGTTAATAATTATTCCAACTATAATACTGATTAATGTTGTGAATGTTATACCCACAATAGCAATAATCCAACTTTCTAATTTGTCTAATCTTCCTTTTGTAGTTTCTTTAAATTCACGTAATTCTGCCGTAATACTTTCTATTCTAAGCATATCAGCAATTATATGTGCCTCTATATTACCGCTTTCAACATAAGGTTTTGGTGTTAATTCAGGCTGATTTTTTTTGGGCATTGTTTAACTCTTATAATAAATCTTGTTTAGTAAATTCCATATTGACTGAACTTTTAGTATCTATTGTTCCTCCGTTCAGTACTATTCCATCTAATTCGTCTTTAAGTGTGTCAATTGAGTGTACTCCTTCTCTTTCAAAAGCAAATTTAAAAATCCAACCTGCTCCTGTAATACTGGGTGCTCCATAATTTTCTAATAGATTACCACCAACACCGTTTAAAGCAACTGGATTATTCATAACCACTGGTTGTGCTCTTAATCCTATTACTTGTACAACACTTTCAAAATCTTTCTGTGTATTGTCTGTATAGTCACCTGTTCTCGTAATATCTATAGTAGTAAACAATGTGTAAAATTCTATGTTGCCTGATACAACTTCTGAACTACCCATCGCTCCTGATCTTTCTATACTCATGTGTGTCTCCGTCTTTGTACTATTTATCAGTATTTCAGATTTCCAGATCAAAAAAAATCCCCAACTAGTGAGGATTTTTATAAGTTTAATTTAACTTAGAATGAGACGTCTGCAATAACGTGTCCTGCTAGGTCACCGTTTGCTAGATTATCTGCACCTTCTAGTATAAAGTTTACAGTTGTTTGACTATCTGCTGTGAAGTCACCAATTTTTAATACTGAAAGGTTTAAGTTTTGTACTGAGCTAACCAATGCTGTAAGTTCTGCCGCACTAATGTTTCCTGATTGTTGTTGGAAACTTTTTAAGAATACGTCTTTACCAATAAACTCACCAGCCGCCGCCGCTCTTCTATCTGCTTGTGCCATTTTATTCTCCTAATTTATATGCGAATGTATCGCTGTTACTTTTATTTATCATTTTTCCATAAAAAAAGGGCATATAAAATGCCCTTTAAATTGTTAATTACGGATTAACCAAAAGTAACTACTAATGTTGTACCAGTAATTGAAGGTGTTGCTTGTGCACCTTGTAGTGCAATGTGACATCCGTCACTTGCTACGTCATCTTCAATCGCTACAACTACAAAACCTTCGTTTTGTGCTTCTAAACATGCCGCTTCTACTGAAACTGTTGAAACATCATCAACTGAAAGAATGTGAGTTTGTCCTACGAATCCGTTTGCCGCTCTTACTGCCGCGTTTGGGTTTGCTTGTGCCATTTTATTCTCCTAATATGTTTTAGAGCAAATTGCTCCGTTACATTTATTTATCAGAAAACGTTGAATTTATCTTCTTTTAATTCGAGTGTTTTTAAATTTTTGGAACGCATCTGGATCTCTGAAAAAGTCGTAACCTTTACGACCTGTATCCACTGCCTTTGTAATAGGTTCTACACCTTTTACCAGAGCCTTACCTGCACGTGATAACGTTTTACCTCCCGGTAAGTCTTGTATAAATTTACCTACAGCATCCATACCCTGTTGAAATTTTCCTGAACCGGCTCTAGCAGAACCATCTTTGTATTGGGTATATTTACCTCTACCTACTCCTGACCCGCCTCCTGGAACTGAAATAGGTGGTCTACTAGTTGGTTCTGGACCACTTCTTTTTGCACTAACATACATAGAACTTCTTTTTTTACCTTTAAGTTCAGCATCTTTTTCTTGTCTGGCTTTTAATTTGGCCTCTCTTTCTTTAGACATCGCAACTGCCTGCTGATATGCACTATCAACAGTACCGTATAGTCCAAAGGCTTTCATAAAATCGGTTGCAAACTGTTTGGCATCAGGTATTTTCAATTGCATAATTCTATTATATTCAGCATTGGCCATTTTTTGCTGTTGAGCCTTTTCATCAGGACTTAAAGTTGCCTCTAGTATTATATCATTTATTTTCATTTGGTCTAACCCATTTACCGTTTCTAAAAACAGCAAGTTCTCCTCTATTACAAAGTGTAAACTCTCCTTCAGTAGGATATTGTGGTTCTCTTACTTTTATTTTATATTTTCTTTCTTCCACTTGCCCAGTATCCTGCTATTGCACCAATTCCTGTGCCGTACTTCTTATATTTATCTATATCTTTACCTAATTTTTGTGCTATCTTCTTACCTGCAACTCTACCTGCGGCCGCACCTGCAACTGTACCTAAGGCTCTTTTTGCTAAACTTGTTTTGGGTTCTTGATATTTAGATGTATTGTAGCCTCTATATTTTGTCATAGTACTTAAAGGACTTACCATTTCACTTCCTCTTCCTAATCTACGATACTCCTGTAATAATTTCGCTACAACTAATTGTTTAGAAGTATATTTTAAATTACTCCAATCTGAAATCAATCTTCTCCACTGTTTATACTTTCCATCTTTTATATTAAGTTGACTTTCTAATCTTAAAAAATAAGAATTAAATTCAGTACCTTTTACAGAAGAATTTTTTAGTCTCATGTAAAACATGTAATGTTTTCTAGCATCAAAGTTTAGTTTTTTTAAATACTGTTTGCTTGATATAGGATTTTTTAATGAAATACTTCTTGTATCTGGGTCTCTTAAAACGTGACCTAGCAAATACAAATCTGTTGCATGACTTCTAAATAAAGTATAAGGGCCGTATTGTACTGTTTGTTTTATATATTCTTTAGCATATTCATATTGCTTATCGTCATTTAGCATCATATATGTACTTAACGATGTCAAGTAAAATAGATTTGCAACATCTTTACCTGTAAGAGCATTAAAATTTCGGCTTGTTCTGTATAATCTTGCTTCTGATATTTCTTTATCTATTAATTTAAATTCCATTTTATTTTCTATTATTTTTTCTGCTGGTATTACATCTCTACCAACACGTTTTGCTTGATACACTCTGTGAAAACCGTCGAGTATTGTTTTGCCATCTTTGTCTATCAATATTGGTTCATCTAAATCAACACCTACGTCTGGGTCAACATCTATAACTCTTAGAAATCTGTCATCAATAGCATCGTCATCTAAGTCTGCTACTCTAACTTTGATTAGTTTGGTTTTTTTACCTTTTACATAATCTTTAACATCAGGGTTTAGATTTCTTTCATTTACTAAGTTCATTTGCCTGGTGCTCCAGTTCCGAAGTTAAGTCTGCTAAACTCCAATCTGTCCACTAATTTTAATGCATTACCCATTCTGTCTACTGCAACAAAACCTTCTTCGCCTGTTACTTCATATCCGTTTTCAGTTTCCTTAAATGTAGGTAACTGCCTAATTGTTTCTAATTTTTTAACTATTAATACTTTTGAGTGTATAATTTTTAAGTATAAGTCATACACACTGACAATACTAGGTACATGTTCTTTTATAAATTTTACGCCTTGTACTAACTTGTCATTCATTTCGTCTTGCTTTGCTTGAGTTTTATATCCGTCTATTTTCTTTTGCATAAAAGTAATATACTTTTGTACAAATCCCTGTGCAAATTTTGTTGGCTCATCAAATGCACCTGCTCTAATATTATTATTTACATGTGCCTTAAGTTGTTGTAGAAAGTCTTTACCAATAACATCGTTCCCTTTTTCTAACCAACTAAAAGTATCTGAATCTATGTTTTTTAAATAAGCATCTGCCTCTCTAATAGCACCCATAACTTCTTCGCTTTCATTATTAGTTAAAGTAACTACACCTGATAAATCCTTAATTAATGCGTCTCTGTGCCAAACTTTAGAACTTTGTCCTAATACTTTACTATCAAAACCGTATTTGGCCCTTGTATCGGCTAGTGTAGGGCCTCCTACATACTCTGTGTGCCAAACAATACCTATATCAGCATTTGCAATTTGTTTTGCTAAATCACTATTAGTTGGTACTGCATATACAATAGTATTTGGTTTAAATACTAATACTTCTTCTCCGTCTATATTAGTTTGCTGTAAATCTTCTTTGGAAAATAACATGTCGCCCTGGGCTACAGTATTCCAATTTAAATTCTTTAATGTTCTTAATGCTAGTTTTAATTTTTCCTGTAAACCTTCTGCAGGATGATTTTCTTCTATGTCTTTATCTGTAAAATTTATTTTAGGCTTTTGTGCAAATACACCCTTGGTACCCACAAAAAATTTACCTGTTGCAGGATCTCTACCTGCTATAATGGCAGGTGCTCCGTCCCATTTTGTTGTCATGCTTACAGGACTTTCTGAATTGCCTTCTAGCATTTCATGTAAACTGTATAGATAGTTTATTGCTTCTTTGGCGCCTTGATAACCTCTGTTAAAAATATTATCTTCTAAATGCTCTAGATGAGTATTTTTATTTTCTGCTTCTAGTATTATTTCCTTTAAGAAATTACCTGAAATATCATGAAATTTCATTTCACTTAGCGAAGCCTGTAATTAATTTAGCAGGACTTATTCCAAATGTTCTATTACCTTGTTTAGTTTTAACTTGTACCAGTTCGCCTTTTTTAACCATATCTTTTAAATCTTTTGAATTAAATTCCTGTTGTAAAAGTACATTTATAGGTTCGCCCTTTTTAGATATGAAATGCATTTGTAGATTTAATGGGAATTTTTCGTTAGGACCACCAAACATTTTGTCTAATCCTCTGCCAACGATTGAACCAATCATTGCTCCTGCTTTCTTGCTTATACCGTCTTGGCTATCCATATCTTGTTTGGTTCTTCCCAATACTCCAGGTGTTTTTGATTTAAATAAATTTTTGAATCTTGCTTTTAGTGTTGGTTGCAATTGGCCGCCTGACTTCACAATTCCTGCTGAGTTTAATATATCATATTCCAGTCTTGAACCTTGTTCTACTGGAGTATCAATATTATTAACTTTTACTGAAAATTCCTGATTTGTTTCGTCCCAAGTATATGTATTTCCTTTATAGGCAATTTTTTGCTTGTCTTTTAAAAGATCCTGTTCTAATAAAGGAAAGGTATTGGTATTTTCTATGACTTCCTTAATCAGCATTGTTTTCTCTCTGAGATTCTTTTATAATTTTCTTAATACCTCTGGAGAATTTATTAACGTCTTTGCCTCTTATACTATTGATAAGTCTATTAGTTAAGTCTTTTGCTGTTTTATCATCATAGTGTAATTCTATCTGTTCAATTAAATTAATTGCACTGGTAATTACATGTTCGCCTCTATTAGATGTCACATGATTTCTATCACGATCAACAGAAATTTGATTTAATTCTTCTAATATACTTCTAGCCTTAGGCATGATGTCTCCAAAAATA